GCTCAGGTTCTGGTTCATTTATCTCTGGTTCTGGTTCTGGTTCAGGTTGTGTTTCTACCTCAACTTCTGGTTCTGGCATTTCCATCTCCATTTCCATTTCAATCTCTGTCTCAACATTTGCCATTTCCATCTCTGGCATTTCCATCTCCATTTCTGGTATCTCTATTTCCATTACAGGCATTTCCATTTCCATCTCCATTTCAACCATTTCATAGGAAACTTCTGTGTCTGGTTCTTGTATTGGTTCTATTTCTATTTCTCCATTTGGCTGTTCTACAAAATCATTATGATCTATAATGTTTTCTACAATATCTATAACTTCTGTTTCTGTACTACCACCATAAGCAACCCACATTTCTACTGTTGTAATTTGTTGTTGCACTATTGTTGAAACTACATTGTAAAGTACGTTTATGGTAATATCATCAAAGAGCGGGCCAATTGCCATATTGATGTCACGCCCACCAATTTCGATTATCAACGTTGTTATAGTTCCTGCAAAATCAAAACCATTTTCATATTCTTGATAACCACTAGCTACGCCAGATTCTGATAATATATCTGTACCACTAAATACACTTGTGTTTCCGTTTCTACCTGTAATATGCATGTAGATACGATCCTGTGCATCTCGTTTATCGACTTTAATTGTATAATTAGTTCTTCCTCCATTTTCTATATCAAGTGAAGATATATCGACTGTGTTGACAAAGGTCGTTCCCATCCCCTCCACGCCCATTGTGCTTGTACTGTTGCCTGAGCCTGTAATTTGTGCACACTTATCTGTACCTAAATTATAACAACTACTTCCTGAAGGCATGTTTGCAGGACCTTGACCTCCAAAATCCTGGTCCATATCTCCTTCAAATCTAGGCTGTACAAAACCATTATCACCATCTAACAAATCACCTGAGTCTACATTTGTGACTGTGTTTGTTGTCGTTGTCGTATCAGTTGTTGTTGTTACAGTATAGCCATCAGCTTCATATTCTATTGTTTCTGTAATCGTTTCATCTATTATTTCTTCAATAGTAGGTGTGCAAAGTCCAACTGTATCTGCTGAACAGTCTACAGCTTTACTAGAAAAGGATAGGGAAACCGATATACAGAGCCATAGCCATAAATAAAAACTTCTGGAATTCGCCATCGCTTACATCCTCATTTACATTAATTTTTAAAACATCTTCATTTTTAAATACCGTACTACCTTCTGGTATCATATCTGGATTTGATTTCCATTTTTCTAAAGCTTCATTTCCAATAGATCCCATATATGGTGGTGGAGTACCTGCCATAACTAAACTATCAAAAACCCGTGGGTCAGTTGCGAGCAATGAAATTGAGGCAACTTTAAGGCCACTCGCATAAAGCTGGCGAGAAAGCTTCAAAAGCTGGCACAGCTCGTCGTCCACTACTACGCCTGTAGCCAAACCAAGTATGTTGGTTTGTATGGCGCCTGACGTTGCTACTTTACAAATATCAGAATTATTTACAACAACACTTGGAGCATTTGCGGTAGGTACACTTTTATCCGTCACTACGGTGCTGCTCACCGTGTTCGTATCTGCACCATTCGCGCTAGTAATTGCGCTAAAAACTAAAACAAAACACAATATGAGAAAGAGAATTCTCATTTAACATTTCCAACGTTTTCTTGCTTGTCTTAATCTTGAATTAGGATTCTTTGCTGCTCCAGGAAACTTTTTCATTTGTCCTGCACTTCTTGCACAATAAGATTTTCTTCTTTTTGCAGCTTTAGATCCTTTTTTAACTTTGCCTGTTACGGCTGTTTTTAATTTAGAACCAGGATTTTCACGTCTGTAACGTGCAGTCCCAGCTTTTGTCATTCCCGCCCCAGACTTAGTGGGGCGGAAGTATTTTTTTGTTTTTGGTGGTTGTTTATCAGCCATATAAGACTTCTACATGTGTAGCTTGATTAAAGAAACAGTAAAGATCAGTTTCAAATCTCATTCCTGGATCTGGAAAACTAACTTGTAAAATTTCATCTTCTCCTGAACCTATAGCTGGAGTTGGAATTGTAAATTTAACAGTTCCACCTGAACCATTATCTATTAAATCAACTCTGCCTAAAGTTGCACCACATCTAATGTTAAGTCCAACAACTCTAGCTGGAGCACTAAGTGTATTAGTGCCTGCCGATACTTTAGTTGTCACTTGTCCGCTTGCTGTCAACTGTTTGTTTTTTAAAGCGTACATTTACAACTCCTATCTTTCAATCATGCAAGTTACGTAATCAACTGTCATTGTTTGAGCAGAAGCTTCACCATTTTGAATACCGAAAGAAATTGTTAATTCTTCGTCATCAGGTAGGTTAGTTGCCGCAGATTTTAGAGGAGCAGCATTATTAATTGAATAATAAACAGCATCTCTATTTGCATCAATAAACCATGATACAGTAATAAATGTATCATCTGCCATTGTAGCAACGTCTTCAGTTGTTGTTGCAGTGTTATCTTTTTCAACTTGAAAATCTAGTCCTGCATCGCCATCTGCACTAATGAAGAAAATACCATCTGTTACATCTAATGGTGATGTATCAGTGATATGTAATCCCATTACGAAATCAGATTGATCAACATCATTTACTTTAAATCTTGCTGAAAAGTATGCAGATTTATTTGAAGCTAATTTAAAAGATTCACCTTTTAATTGTAAAAAGTCTAAATCATTATCAGCATTATCATTTGTAATTAATAATTGACCGCCTGCTCCAGATGTAAGTGCTTCACTTGCATCGCCTGAGCCTGCTTCAGTTGTTGTGATCGTCCAATCACCAGAATTGTACGTCATAAAGTCGTTAAAATATCCATAGTAAGTTTGATCTGATGGATAAGGTTGGAACATTGGTTGATCTTTTTTGTACTCGGTAGCATCAGTGTTACCAGCCCATAAGATCATGTTCTGAAAATGAGGGTTTGCCATGTTTATCTCCTTGGTTGTATAGCCCTTGTCATGCAGTCTCTATACACGTCCGCCTAGCCAGTGTGCACGACTATGTTTATCTAGGATACTTATCAATAGTATAAAATAAAAAAGGCGCTCTTACAAGCGCCTTCTTTTCCTGGGAGGATCCAGTAAATTTTATGAACCTTGAGATCCGTATACACATCTAGGATCTGAGAATCCAAAGCTGTATCTCTCTCTTGCTTTGTATCTCATGTTTCCTGTGTCGAAATCACCTTCCATGCCTGTAGCAAGGGCAGCTCTTACGAAGTGTTTAAATCCATTAGGAGCATCAGTTTTAATAAAGAACGCATCAGTATCTGATAGGTAGTGGTTAACCACATATCCATCAGGTAACATACCCATGTTTCTCATTGCGTTGATGTCATTGTCAGACGTACCAACTCTAAGAGTAGAATTTAAAATTCTATCCGCTACAAATTGCGTGTTTACTGGGATGATTAATTTTCTTCCCTGCATTGCAACTTTTAAGCCTCTTTCGTCGATAAAGCCTGCAATATCAATCATTGCTTGCTCTAATGAGGTTTCGTTCAAGTCAGCATTAGTTGAACTTATGTTTGAAAAAGTTCCCCCTAAAGCAGTTGGGTGTGAA